GAAGACAAAAGTTTACTAGTATTACTAGATGACTTCCATGAGCGTGCTGTAGAGACGCCAAACATTAATCCTAAAACAAATAAGATTGTAGGTGTATCACGTAAGAGAGATACATATCAATCAGAGATCTATCTAAAAGGTGAAGACATTGAACGTTTTAGAAAGGTGGCAGATATGTCTACATGGTTAGAAAACTTAGAGGAAAAAATTGAAAAAGAAAGATTAGAAGATGAAGACACTACCGTTTAAATTAATTAAAGGAAACAGAATCCTTTTGAATCTTCCTAAGAAGGAAGAAGG